TTGTAGTCTAATGCTAGTATAGCATCTTTGTATAAGTTTTCCAACCAGCGTTTGAATTGAATAAACTCAATATCACGGTCATTATGGAACACATCGATGCCTACTCTAAAGTGGAATATATGACGATGCGGCGAGCCCAAAAAGCTCACATCATACTCGTCTCCGGTGGCCAACATAGGGTCTGTGGCGGCAGCCGGGTAACAATGAATACCTTCCTTCTGGAAAGTTACAAATATGGTGCGCTGTGCCGCCGCCTTGACTCGTTCAACAGTTTCTCTTGCTTCTTGGTTCATAGTGTTTTGTCTTTGGTATATTTAGGCCAATCGGTGAAAACTCGACGGTCTAACAGGTTGTGAAGTTGATGACACCAAACTCCGGGGTTGGTAGACTTAAAATCCTTGTCGTCTAGTTTAACTGTGGCATTGTAACCTAATTGCATAATATAAGGCAACTTGACTGAAATCATTGGGATAAAGTTATAGTATTCAACAAAGCCGGCTTCGAGCAAGCCCTCAGTACAGGCAACATCAATGTCCAGTGTACACAGATATTCGCGTTCTAGGAAGTGATAGATCATGCGTTCCCACTTGGCCCATTCACCACCGTCGTTCACTGCTAAGTTGGGGAAACTTTGATTGGCACCAAAATAGATATGTTCGATATGCTTTGACTTGTCTTCGTAACTGGCAAAATCATCAATCCAATCTTGTATTTCTTGCACATCCTGTACACCTACAACAAACAGAGTTTTCTTGCCCAGTGCAGGTGTGTGCTCTACTTCCACGCCAGTGAAGAATTTTGCTTCTTCGTGTCCAGCTCTAATCATTTGCTTCATCCTGAAGTTGTTGCTTTAGTTTAGCAATTTCGTCTTTGAAATGCAACCTCTTTTTCTTCAATTCGGCAATCTGTTTGTCCGAAAAGTTTCCAGTGCGTTCCATTTGATCAATTTGCTTGTCTAGAGCATGGTGCATCTCTTCTAAATGTGCAATTCGATTTTTAATCATCTTGATTCTTCCAAGTTGTCTAGTGCTGTTTGGTCAAATTCGGGTTCGTCCGAGTCCTCCTCGGGTTCGTCCACTGAGAACAATGAATTAAACATGGTATTGGAGTTTTTGGCTTTCTTGCCTTTGAACCCACGAGTACCCACAATCTCCATCCAATAGGTATCATATTGTTCGATAATGTCTAGAGACTCTTGTTGGGTTGGTGCCGCAAATATGGCCTCCACTATGTCTTCAAAACGAGCATAGTCACCACCTTGTCGTTGCATCATGGCTGGGCGTTCGCCGGCATCAAATCGACGATTGGCTTCTTGTACCGCGGTAATGTGCATCCAAACATTATGACCCATTAGGAGTGCATATGAAAAACTGTCCCACGATGTCTTGCCTTCTTTGCCAATCTTGTTTAGATCTCCGGGCTTGTAGATACAAATATCTTTCATCTTGAACATGTCGCTCAAGGGACTATCTTCCCAGCGAGGATATATACCATCTGCCACCACACCATCACTCCATTTGCGTGTGTCTACAGCATACTTCTTGTCGTCTGCTGACGGAGCCATTCTGTAGCTCCATTTCTCGCCATCAACAAACACATTTTCAAAATATACTTGTCCATTAGCAGTGGCTAGAAAAGGACTGGCACAGTCAAAGCTGATAGTAAATGCCGGGTTTATGTATTTGCGTACTGCCCGCTGAATCACAGTGAGCAATACTGCCCACTCTAGTTTACTGGTGCCTAAGAAGTGCATCCAATCGTGTACACCTTCTTGTAGTAGTCCATCATACCGTAGTGCAACTAGTCTACGCAGTATCAAATGCACATCACACATGTTCTGTCCGCCCATGCCCCAACCATCAAAGTGTCGACCTGGATAGGCCTTGGGATCACAGAACACCTTCATCTCTTGATACCATTCTTCTGCACTAGTATGATTGTCGCCTTGTAGCACATTCAAGAAACGGGCACCGCCTTCCGCCTTGCCCTTGCGATGCTTGATAAAGTATTCGTTGTTGAACTTGGTTGCCGCTACCGCTTCGGGTAGTGTTTTGATTTGACAAGCATCACTGGCCTTCTTGTCATGTATGACCCAAGTGGGAATATCCAATCCCATGCCATAGTTACTGATGCCGTCCAGCCAAGTTAAAACAGCTTCGCGTTTCTTCTGAGCCTTCGGGCATCCTGAACCAGCTTTCCAGTCGCCTTCCCATAATCCTTTGGCAATCTGGAATCCACCAGAGTCGCCTAGCATTAGTGTGTTGGGATCGCGAGCTCGAACCATGTCCTCACTGGCATCGGCCTTGGTGAGGTCTAGGTTAGCATGGCCGCCGGAGTAAAGCGACCATTTATATGGGAACAGACCTCGTTGACTATCAAGCCAATTCATCTGCTCCATATCTGTTAGACCCTGCGGAAAGCGGGCAGGGTCTACATAATCATTGTTGACTCTTTGCTTGCCCACAAATGTGGCATAGAAGCCAGAGATAGCAGGCAAGAATACTGCATAGTCTTTTTGTTTACTTGTTAAATCATCCACGCCAAAAATTCACTTTACTTATTAATTCGTAGTCTAGAGCATAATGCTGTTTTATTCTTTTGAGATAAACAGGATTGTCTAGTAGGTGTTTAAATATATTTTTAAATTTAAGTCTGCGAGTATCACCATCGGGGCGATCTTCTGTGGTATGTTGGAAATCATAACTTGCATATCTAGCGGCTTCGGGAATGCCTTGGTTACGCAAGAACTGACTAAAGTATAATCGATAGTCTGCATCACACCAAAAGAAAGTTATTCTACCGGGATCTAACCCCTCAATGAAGTATACTTGTTTTTCTGTGTGATCGTCAAATGTTATTTGATCCATCAACAGGTCATAAAATGCAGAATTAAATTGTGTGGTGTCTATATCTCGATGGTACAATGTAAAGTATTCACATATACCACTGAGCCAACGCTCCACAGGATCCCGTAACACAACCATGGCATGTTTATGACTGATATGATCAAGGTGGTAGTTATAAAATTCCCAGTGTTGATCCAACAAGTTGGGTTTGGTCCATGAACTGGCATTCTTGGGTATGTTCACATACATAAGGTCAAGATCCGGCTTGCTCATGCAAGTACCAAATACATGACCTTTTGGTTCCCAGTGTTGGTGGAACAACATCACTTGGTCTGTGCTGGTAGTGTGTAATTCCAAACAGCAACACCCGAGTCCACAGTGATCTGTGCCGCCCCTTCATCACTGATTCTGAATGCCTTGTCTCCGGGCAGGGCCAGAATAGCCATCACAGCCGCAACTGGCCATGACCATGCCTTGCTCAGTGTGCCTGTGACTCCGGCCTGGAACACAAAGTTACCTGCATGGCTAGCATGGTCACCAAAGAAGAACTTCAAGTCTCCATTTTCTGTTCGTGCAGTAAATGTAGTTTCATCGCTGTTGGCACTGGCTTGGAAGCGCAGACGCTGAATGTTCTGCACAGTGGGCGCAAAGTCCACATTCCATTTGACTGGACGCATCTTTTGATTCTTCAACTTGTCGTTGATGATTTCAGCAGTCATGAAGCGATAATCGTTTTTAAAGTCGCCGGCTTTGTTTTCAAAGTGGATACCAACTGGCACAGATTCGCCATTACGATCCTGTTTGGTGATTGACAGTTTGGCATCTTCCTTATATTCGGGAATGCCCAAGATGGTGTTTAGTTTGGCCAAGTTTGGCATGCCAAATGTACCAACGAAGTCTGGGTGTGCGCTTTTAAATACTGCGTCTACCACTACTGTTTTGTCTTCGGCTAGAGCAATAACTCTAGTTTCGGCGTCGGTGCCGGTGACCTTGACCAAATCAATGGTACCCAGTCCGTGTGTGTGCTGTACAATGTCTTTCAAATAGTCTTGCATTGAGTTTCTCCTGTTAATGTGTATTATAGATGATTGTATTTAGACCTGTCAACTTATTCGACAGTTTTTTCTTTGATGATGCCCAGAGCCTGATGCCCTTTTACTGTGAACAGTTCTCCTGGCTTTTTGAGTTCAAGCCAGCTCACAGCAGGTTCGTAATCTTGTGCATAAGTTATTTCAAATCCCAATTGCTGACACACTGGTATCAACATGCTTCTAGGAACATAACTCATAAAGTAATTTTCAGCATAGGCCGCACCATCCGGTAGATCTCCGTTGTTGTAGCTGAACATGAAAACACCACCTGGGCGTAGCAAATTGTAAACCTGACGCAATACTTTTTTGATTGAATCTAGAGTTTTGTAATTAAAATGATTCCATGAAAACACAAGATTAAACTGCTTCTGTGGAAGTATACCATATTCATCGTTGGTTATAACATATGGTCGTATTCTGCGTTGATATTCGGGTGCATAATTTCCCATGGTCGCGTCAAGAAATTCTTGATGTTCATCGGCTAGGTATAACGGATCGCTTGCAACTAAAAAGTTGGTCCATTCACCGTCCCTACAACCAATCTCCAGTGCTGGATATTTCCAAGACGAGTATAGTGAAATTCTACTTTCAATTTCTTGTTGTATTTGTCCGGGAATATACATCACACGAACTTTGCGAATGTTGGCAGGGTCTTCGTATCGCAGTTCCAGTTCATAATTATCTAAGAAGAACAATGAACTCTTGGCATTGATTTCTGCATTAATTTCGTCAATGATTTGTTGTACACGCTCTGTGGGAGCCAATACTGCTGTGCGAATATCTCTATAGTCTTTGATCAAATCGTTGAGCATGCCGCTGTAGGTTTCGGATGCACCTTGGCTAGCAAGGCCTATATTTAATCGCAAGTTGTCAACGCTGGCCAGCACAGGGTCCAAGAAGAAAGATGCTTTTAATCTTTCTCTTAGGGAAACAAGTTCACTCAGTTTCATAATAGGTTACTCGAATGTAAATAGACTATCAAATGTTGATTTGGTGTCTGTGCTGGATAAGATATCCCAATCCAATACACCCAACAGGTTTTCTATCTTTTGATCCACAATACCTGTTTCCATCAAGTTCTGATCAAACGGTAAATCTTTAAACCATTGTGGTATGTGTGTTTCATCTGTGGGATAACCAACACTGGTATAACCCAGGGGATTGTCTTTTAGTTTACACACAACTGTTTTCATTCCGTCGATGATTTGCAACGAATAGTTGTCTCCGTGCATCCTTCTCAAGCTGTTCCAGTTCATTGCGGCTCGTACATGTCCGGGCATGTTGGCTCGGCCCAATCTGGCTTCTTCTGCTGTGTACTTGGTCAAGTTGTTCACCCTCTTGGGTGTGCCTTTTTCCCAAGCCGGGCGATCTTGGAACGCATATTTGAACTCTTTGATTTTTTCAATTACCACTTCTCTGGCGTCGTCTGTGGTCAGCACATCCATGAGGATTTCGCTCAAGAATTCTTGTACGATCTTAGGAGTGTCTGATCGTTTCAAATCAAGTCCCATGGCTTTTACTTTGCCTGGCTTGCCATTGACATCAAGACGATTGTTCTCCAAATCGTAAATCAATACTGCATATCGCTTTTTCTTGATAAACAGGCCTTTACGAGCCACTAGCTCACGGCCACCCATGATGATTGCGCCCATGTCTCTGGGGCAGTGGCAAGCTCGTTCCATAAAGCCTGGAAAAGATTCATTCACACTATCAGCAATGGTATCGTACAGTTGTACAGCAATGTCTTTGTTCCACTCCATTGCACCCGATTCTACTTCCGCTTTGACCGCGGGCCACGCTGTAAAGTATACCGAGTCCGTGTCGCCGTAGATAATGCTTGAACCAACATGGTCGTAGTCACCCGTAATTGCTTCGTTAACTGTGGCGTCCATGTGTTTGGCGATGATCCGGCCAGTAAGCGTCGTGCTTTGGCCAATGCGTTGGTCAAAGAACCTGCAGTGCGGGTTGAGGATGGCCCCGTATAAGGAATTAAGGTTAATTTTTTTAACGAGTTGCCGTTTGTCCCAGAACGCTTTGTCTTCAGTATTTTCTGCGGCCTTCTTTTTGGCCTGGAGTTCTTTTCTTTCTGCATACCACCTTTCCAACAATCCGGGGATAATGCCCTTCATGTCATATCTAAATATTGTGCCATTGGCACTGAGTGTCCACGGCTGATTACCATTGAAGATCAGTCTCCACACTTCGGCGGCACTATGCACAGATTCTTCACCCGACTCCCAGTCTATTGTTATTTCTGCTCCAACTTCATTGTTCATCACTGCCTGATACTCCAAAGTACCAAACATGTTTTCCCACGCATCAGCAAAAGACGAACCTGCTGTCATCTTTTCCTTGATGTAATGATCGGTCATTGTTGTGCGGAGTTGCCCAACGATGGTTTCTGGGCCCATGTTAAGGGCTCTAATAGCCGAGGGATAGAGACTGTTGATGTCGATGGCGCCGATGTATTCGTGGACACCTTTTTTGGGATAAGCAACATAGGCACCTGCGGCTTGCGTTTCTCTTGGATCATCTTTGCTCTTTCTATTAGGAACAATCATACCACGCTGGTGAGCTTCATTGATGATAGCCTGCTCTGTTACTGCAACCGCACCCATTGTGGTTGGCAACAACACCGTGTTGTCATGAGCAAGTTCATTGGCCAAGTCCAGGAAGCGAAGCTTCTTGTCCAATTTGGCCAATAGCATGGTATCTTGTCTGTTATAGTCAATGAACTTGGGAAAGTCCTTGTTGTACAATTGATCTAGTGTGCCTTCGTAAGCGACCTTACTGCCACATTCTTCATATTCGCCAATGGCGTCTAGGCTATAACTGTGTCGTTCTTCATAGGTGTACTTGCGGTACAATTGCATATAGTCCATATGCACACGACCAGACAAGTCGAAAGTTAAATTTTCAGCACCAAAGCGTTCAAAAGTTCTTTGCTTGGGCAATTGTCCCCATAGACAAAATCTACGAGTATCATCCTTGCTCAGCACACGAGTAATACGCATCACAGTATAGGGAATGTCAAAACCTTCTGAGTTCCAACCTGACAGGATGTCAGCATCTTCAATCAGGTCAAGGAATGTATTCAACATGTCCTCTTCGCGTTCAAACAAATAACAGTTGTCGTATCTGTTGCAAATTTCTTCAGCAGTGGCCCACGAATAACTTTTTGGTGGAACCACAAGTGTTACCAGTTTATCCATCCAATCCAAGTACAGCGATATTGCTGTCACTGGATTAAATGGATCTTCGGGTTTCGAAAACCCACGCTCGGGATCAAAGTCTACCTCAATGTCAAAAAATGCAGTCTGTAATTTGGGACTGTCGACACCCGAGTAGTTGCCTTCGAGGCAACGAAATATGGGATTGATGTCACTTTCCCACAGTCGCTTGCCTGAATTAATTTTTAATTCTTTTTGGAATTCTTTGCTGTTACGAGTGCTGAACCTGCTGACCGGTGTGTCGTAAATGGTGCGGAACTTGCCGCGAGGGTCATCATAGTAAAAGATATAGTCTGCTGGGTACTCACGATATACTCGTTCGCCGTTGACTCGTTCAACAATGTGTATCCGATCTTTGGCTCTATCAAATAGAGCATCTACATAACTCATTCTGTCGTCCTTTGTGTAACTTTGAGCTTACACAACTCTACATGCCGTTTAAGTCGGCGACTCTTTGTACTATTTATTAGTGACTTAGTATAACAGTTAAATATTGCTATGTCAACAACTTCAAGACTCATTTCGTACGGTTCCAGTGTATTGTATGGCAGTGAACTTCCGCCCGGAAGTTTGTCAATGTCGGCTATTATAGCACAAAAACTTGGCTTGGACTACCTTTGTAGGGCAAAACCTGTCAGCAGTAATACCAAGATTGCCAGGAAGATTATCAGTTATCAAGACTATCGAGATGATTTTGTATTGGTGATGTGGACTGCACCAAACCGTTACGAATTCCGAAGTGACCACGGGTGGAGAGGTTTTACAACATTCAATCATAGAGATGCCCTGCTGACTGAATGGTTCGATGGACCCGGAGGATTAGAGTACACAGAAGTAATGACCACACTACAGGCCATGTGTTTGGCACAACAATTTCTAGTTGGCCGCAACATACCATATCTATTCACCACAGATTACAGCACAGTCAAGGAAAGTTACACATTCAACAGCAATGATGAATACATTGTTGCAATGAAAAGCCTAATTGACTGGGACCGATTTATATACTTTGATGATGATGGATTTGTGCCGTGGGCCACAAAAAATAAGTTTACTTTTGTAGGCACACACCCCAGTGCCGAAGCACATCAAGCCGCAACTAACATTCTAATTAATCCAACCGTGTCAATTGTGACCAGCAGAATATAATTGGCCAGCATGCCAAAACTACGCCTACTATAAGCACACCCAGCATAAATGGCACAACCTGTAATCCATATGGGGTACATGACGAGAAGCGGAGGATTAGGCACAGTGAGTGCCATGGTGATGCTACAGCCGATGCTTATAGCCCAAGCCAGGACCTCAAAACAAAAACGCAGTCTATCGCTGGTGTAATCTTCTCGGATCCATTTGAATGTTCCGCTGAGGATATCATTCATTATAGAGTTTTACCAACAACTTCGAGAATGGTGTTCAGCTCATCGTGATCACGATTGGTTTCGCCCAATTTGGCCTTGTGTGCAATTTTGATCGCTTTTTTCAGCGTGGCTGGTTTGATTTCTAATTCCTCACCAATGGCTTTGATAGTTTCATTGAGTCCGGTGTTGAGATCTTCAACTTCTTGCATGACCTGCATGCCTTCGTTGATCAATTGTGTGAGTTTGATTTTGGCATCGCCATTGAAGCTACGGTTATAGTCTGACATGTTTTCTCCTGATTAAAAAGTTATTATACACTACTTGCTACTAAAAGCAACAAGTTTTATCCCCTAAATTTTTCTAAATGCAATACACAAGCGTCGGTCAGCCCTGGGTGTTCGGTATGATAACCAGTCCAATCGGCGCTCCATAACAATGGTCTCTTGGTCATAAAATATGCAGAGTCGTCGTACACCGGTACACTTTCAATTTTGATTTTGTTTGTGCGATAAACATCGTCGCCATCTAAATCGTATATGTAGTCCTTGGCTTGTTTTTTATGATTCTTCCTATCGTCCCCTACATGATACGGCAAGTTACTGTAACTCCATTGTTGGAATCGATCAGTATTAAAAAATGAGTTTTGGCAATAACTCTCAATGTTTTCTTTTGTGGTTGGCAATAGTTCTGATCCGTCAGTCTTACGCCTAAACATAGGACGCATGATACTGTACTGCCACTTGAAATTTATATAGTGCCACCACCACCATTCAGCCACATTGGTGATGTCTGCTGGTGCTGATTCCTCCAGGTTGCGAGTGATACGATCAGCATACCACTTGCCTATACCTGTTACATTGAATTTAAGAACTGCCTCTTTGTTTCTTTCCTCTATTGTTTTTGCAATAGTTGTCAAATGATTCTTGTAAGATTCAAGATGTCTGCGATCGGGCATTAGATCTTTGTACATAGAGATACTGGGACCAAACAAGCAATCACCGGGGTCTCCGTGAAGAACTATGTTCTTTTCTAAAAACTCATTTGTAAAATTAACAGTTAACCAAGAAACACAATTTACACGACCTGCAATTTGCGTTTGATAAAAGTTATAGTTTTCCATTATGCTGTTCAATGTAAGAACAATGGTGACATTTTGCAAGTCGGCTGCACTGAGATTTTTAATAAATGACGACACAACCAAAGTGCTGTCAATACCTCCGGACCACATGATCATTATGTGTTTGTTTTGATCTTTGGCCGTTTGGTTTAATTCCATAGCTCGTTGATCTACAATATCACTCAACCGATCGTTGATATGGATCAGTGGTGGCAACTTGAACAATGGATCAGTTGCGGCATTCCATGGTGTTTCAAATTCACCCGATCTGGCTCGTAGATCAGTAACTGCCATCACAATATATCTTTGTGCTACCCAGAATCTACCCTTGGGGTTTCTGATTTTGGTGTTGGGTTTGACCATGACACAAGAGTTGGTTTTTATCAATTCATTGACATCTACAGTCATAGTTTTTCCTTTAGCAATTCATTTTTTAAATGATATGCAACTGTGGTGTAGTCAATTGGGTAATTTTCTAACTCGTTGAAGAACCACTCGCTTATGTCTTCTACTGGTTTAGAATAATCTGCACTCAGCAGTTTGTTGAAAACAAATGATTTGTGTGCATTGGAACTTGTTATATGAGCATTTAAACTTTCAAATTCAAGTCGATATGATTCTTCAATATATGAATGCTTGCAACCAACAATGTCTAAGAAATCTTTGGTGATAGTTAGTAAGTCAGAATGAAAATTGGTTAATTGTTTTTTCTCTATTAGAATTTTGATAGCAAGCAGTTCAGCTTCAACTATGTTGAAAATCCATTGTAATTTTTTTTCTATATCTGTGCCAGATGGTCTATAAGTTCGGTCAAGAGGACGAACCTCAAATAAGAAATAGCGACTTATTAAAAGTTGTGTGAACTTTAGTATCTCTAAATCAGTTGAGGCTAACAGAATTTTATTAGAGGCCTGTGCAGATAGGCCCCATTTTCGATTATCATGCATTGGTAAATTGTAACACAAGTTGAGTTGAAAAACAAGATTAAAAATGCTCACTTTACCAAATGCTTGATGGGGCACGACTCCCACATTCAGAACCCAGCAGCCGGGTCACCCACGCACCCTAAGGCACGGTCCTAAGGGTGTTCTTTTAACTTGAGCAAGCCAAGTGACTTGAAAATATTTATATACATCCAGCCTATATCAAACTCAAACCAATTCTTGCTGAGCCGGGGACTCGCTGGGTCCAGGTGGTGGTTGTTATGGAGCTCTTCGCCACCAATAACAATGCCCCAAGGCATAATATTACGACTATGATCTTTAGTATGTCCATTTCTATATCCTATCCAATGTGCTAGGCCGTTTATGACTCCAGCGGCCCAAAACGGGATCCATATCATTTGTATGCCCCATACTATGGCGCCCACCCAACCGAATAACCAGCAGTTGAGCACAAGGAGAATGCCAATGCCAAGTCTACTGTGACGAGTGTATATGTTGCGCTCGACCCAATCAGCAGGAGTGCCAGCACCGTATGTATTAACCATATCCTTATCTTTGCTTGCTTCATGATATAATACTGCTCCTCGAAATAATACTTGCCAAATTCCGTAAACATGGGGACTGTGTGGGTCTCCAGCCTGTTCGGTGAATCTATGATGTTTACGGTGTACTGCCACCCATTGTTTTGTGACCATTCCGGTTGTGAGCCATAACCAGGCTCGCATGAAATGACCAAGTATGGGATGAAATATCAATCCGCGATGTGCTTGTCCGCGGTGTAGAAAAACTGTGACACATATAATGGTAATATGTGTCATGATCAATGTTGCAATGATAGGCAACATTATTTTAAACTTGCTCGTAACATCCAACCATGCTTGCGATGTGCGTCCATGCGTTCGGCCAAGAAGTTTGAGAATCCATGTTCGCCCACTTGCTCAGCTAGATCGTAGGCCATTTTAAGCACTATCAACATTTTTTCATTGTCCGCTAGTAGTTCGTGCAACATGGCACCCGGACTCAGTATGTCAGTCTCATCGTTGATTTCGGTCAGGTGACTAAAACGAGTATAACTGGCCGGCACATAACTGCCAATGCCGCGAATCTTTTCTGCAAAGTCATCGATGGCGCCATAGACTTCTTCGTAGATCAGGCCGAACAGTTGATGATGTTCTAAAAAGTCAGCACCTTCTACATTCCAGTGAAAGTTGTGTGCCTTTAGGTAAAAACTAAATTCGCTGGCAAATGCTATTTTTGTGGCTTCTGATAATGTCATAGATCGTATCCTGCTTTACGCATCATATTTAAACGAGTTTCCATCATGTCGTTTTCTTTTTCTGCGTGCCTGCGAGCATCATTATCACCTTGGCGAATAGTTGCTCGGTTGATTTTTTTAAAGTATTCGTGACCACGATCGTAATCACCTGCACGATCCGCGGCACTTGCGCGAACACCCAATTCTTTTTTGTAACGACCCAACAGTTCATTGCTGAGTTCACCAAGCTCAACATCATCATGTACCACACGCATGTGATCGGGATTCTTTGGTAGATCATTGCTTCTTACATATTTTGCAACTTTTTCATCATCTTGTTTGCTCAAGTCTCGTATTTGACTCAGTGAAAACTTGGGTTTTGGTTTCACTGTTGGTGTTGGAGTCATAAAGCCAAATACACCAGCCTCATCTACTGTGCTTTCAGGATACCAAATGCGTCCCAGGCCAAATGCACGATCGGCAGACTGTTGTGCATGTCGGTTGCCGGTACGCAAGTACCACTTGCCACTACGAGTTTGTTTGAGTCCCAGTTGTTGTGCCAGTTCGGCGTCGTCAACCTTGTAGAAGATCATACCTGTCTGACGGCGTTGGCGATCATCAAATTCGGAATTGCCTTCGTCATCTTTTCTACGACTGCCGCCTAGGCTGGGTGCGTTGGGATCTGCGAAACCATGTTGATAGCCACCTTCCGCCACACCTGGCTTAACAGGCTTACCGTTTTGTTTTGCTTTTTCTGCATCACGACCCAATGGACCATTTTGTTTTAACTTGGCACTGACTTCATCCTTGACTCTGGTGCCGGCTGTG